TGCCACACCGCGCGACGGTGGTGTGGCTAATGGACCTCAAGAAAGCGGTCGGCATAGAAAGCCTGATCCGCAGGGGGAACTAAAACCCTGGGGATCAGATCAAGGCGATCGCGAGCAATCCAATCCTCTACCTGCAGCTGCTGTTCTACGGTCACACCGTAGACTTCTTCAAAAAGCAGTCGCGTGTTATGGGTGGGCTTGAAAGCCTCCAAATGCGTTTCGTCCACAGGCACTTGGTTGTGGTACGCATCCCAGACGAAACGTGGTCTGACAAATCGGCTGTGGTGCAACGCCCTCCAGGCCAGAGGGGCAACAATTGGGCAATGGGGGGTCTCGTAGATGGCGGACAGCGCTTTACCGCGCAGCAATTCATGCATGACACGGTCTCCACCTGTAATGCACGAATGCGTCCAACCAAATTTCTGCAGGAACCTGAAAGGGCTCCGAATGACTTGCTGATCTCTACCAAAAATAAGGCCACAGAAACTGGCCCTGCAAGGGTCCGCAACTTCCTGCATCTTGACCGTAAAGCCAAGACTCTTGAAGTCATCCTCGCAAAGATCAACATTGCAAACGAAAATCCCATCATCTCCTTCATACAGGCCTTTGGTCTTGCCGCCCTTCTCCTTCACCACGAACTTTACCAGCTCGCGGTTTCCGAACCCATTCCCCAAAGAAGTGTTTGTTTCACCACTCATTCTCCGGGCCATAACCGCGAAGAATATCCCGACTCGTACAGTAACCGCGTTTTCACCGGCCAGGATTTGGAGGAGAAGGACCAATCCAGTCCAATCTTCCAAACACCATCTGTAGAGTTCGAACTCACAGGCATCCATGACCTCTGCCTCGAATGCAGATTCGTAATGGCTATGGTCGGTAACATAACACTTCCAACCAGTCGCAGCCAATTCCAGAATCCGCTTCATTTTAGCGGCATTGTCCATGTGTTTCGCAAAACTCTTATCCTTGAAAACTTCTTCCTCAACAGCCTTAAAGGCAGGTCCAGAAAAGACTTTGAAATAGTCGCTCCTAGACATGATGAGTCTGACAGCTTTCCAAGTTTCATAGCTTTCAGTCTTGCAAAACGCCTTCACTCTCGCCATCAATTCAGCTGGTACCTCACCAGAACAGAGAGCATGCCATGCTCTATCATATTCCCCGAGTCTCTCATCGCTGTATCCTTGTTTTTTGAGGTGCTTCCGCCAGTCTTCATAGATCCAGGGC